ATACACCCAGAAGGGAATTATCAGTCTTGAACTTATGGCTGAATTTTTCGATATACCAAACATCTATCTCGGTGCAAGCAGATATGTAAATCCTGACAATAATGAAGTATTCGATAAGATATGGGGCAACGTAGTAATAGTATATTATCAGGCAGAGAAATTTGTCAGACCTGCCAAAGAAGTTTATGCCCCTGAAGGATTACAGGAATTATTCGATGTGGAAGAACCTTCTTTCGGTTTCACTGTAAGACGTGAAGGAAATCCCTATGTATTTGAAGAGCAGAAATCTGCTAAAGTTCGCCATATCAATTATACTGACAACTTCAAAGCTTATATGACCTGGCCCGATGCCGGTTATATAATCAATGATGCTGTATAAGGAGGAATAAAGCATATGAGTAAGATAGCAAGTGGACAGCCCGGAGTAGTGGGTAATTTAATTGCCGCCGCCGACTTGGATCAAGAAATCTTCGTAGGTTTTGATGGTAATGTATGTGCCGCAGGGGCAAAAGCCGCAGGTATTTCTATGGCAAGATACAACGAAGCTGAAGTGGCCGCCATAGTGAAAACAGGATCATGGCCTGTTCAGGTTGGAGGCACAATTTCAGCCGCAGGAGTGGCTCTAGCATCAGATGAAGATGGTTATGCTGTTGAAGCAGATACACCTGCTGGCACTACTGAAATAACCGGTGCAGACCTGATTGAAATAAATGGATATGCGAGTGGAGTAGACCCTTCGGTATATCCAATAACAAGCGGAACTGTTCTTGTGGACTTTAAATAAGGAATAGGTGAATTATGGGTAATTACTGCACTCTTGAAGAAATGATAACAGTAGTGCCGGAACAGACCATAATCGAACTGTCAGACGATAGCGGCGAGGCAATAACTCACGATGAGGACAATGTAAATGCCGCCATCGAACAGGCAGGAGATGATATAGATGGTTACTTAAGAGGGAGTTACGAACTCCCTCTAACTACGATCCCGGCTACTATTAAAAACATAGCATTGGATTTGGCAGTTTATAACCTCTGGACTCGTAGACCTGAAAGGGAGTTACCTGAAGTTATATTAAGAAAATATCGTGATGCCATGGCAAAACTTAAAGATATTCAGAGAGGGGTTTTCACTCTGGATATTGCAATGTTAAATGAAGATACTTTAAATGGTTCACTTGGAGTAACAAATAAAACAAGATATAGTCGAATATTTAATCATAGAAAGATGCGACATGAGTACGGATATAGCAATTCTGAATATAGAAGAGGCAATTATTTCTAGACTTCATGAGAAGTTACCTGAAGTCAAAGTAATTGGTTTTCCTGATAACCCTGATAAATACACCTGGACAAATGCCACAGGTGAAATCCTTGTAAATTTTCAAGGGGCAGGGTTTTCAGATCCTATTGACCCTATGCAACCAATACAGATAGAAGAAGATGAATTTCTTCTTAATATTTCAATTAAGGGACTGAGGACTCATTCAGGGGCTTATTCCTATATTGAAAGAGTAAGGCTTGCATTAACCGGTTACAGCATACCGGGTCAACCTTCTTCCTGTTTACCCTTAAGGCCAAAAAATATAAGATTTAGAAATCAACGGGCAGGTATATGGACTTATGGCTTTTTATTTAAATTGAAAAGGAAAGTCTGTTTCGACCCGGAGGTAAATGATTAATGGTTGTATATAATGTTTTTAAATTTGAAAAAAGTAGTATTCCTAACTCGAAAGTAAAACATATAACTGGTTATTGTGGAACTTTCGGAAAGAGAGAAGATGCTGAAATAGTCCGTAGTAATGAGGAAAAGAAAATGAGAGATTTTCACGATGAAATAAATAAAAAAATATTCAAAAGAGATCCTGAAAAATTACCGGCATTTGAAAAAACACAGAGAGAAAAATATACTATAGAAATTCAGGAGTGTGAGGTATTATAGATGAGTAAAAAGAAAGCTCTTATTACGGGAATAACAGGTCAGGATGGTTCTTATCTTGCGGAATTTCTTTTATTAAAGGGGTATGAGGTTCATGGTATTGTTCGCTATTCTTCTTCAGAAAACACTCAGAGGATAAAACATATTCTTGACGATATAACCATTCACTATGGTGACGTAACAGATTACAATAGAATAAATCTTATAATAGGGAAAGTTAACCCCGATGAAGTATATAATCTGGCCGCTCAGAGTCACGTAGGAACTTCTTTTAAATTACCTGTTTACACCTTTCAGGTAAATGCTCAAGGGACTCTTAATTTACTAAATGCCATAAGGGAAAATGCTTGCGATGGTGGTAAGATTACAAAATTCTATCAGGCATCTACGAGTGAGTTATACGGAAATTCTGACGATATATGCCAGAATGAAAGCCGGAATTTTTACCCCAAAAATCCTTATGCCTGTGCAAAACTTTTCTCTTATTGGATAACGGTAAATTATAGAGAGTCCTATGGTATGTATGCGTGTAACGGTGTGCTATTCAACCATGAAAGCCCAAGACGTGGAGAGAAATTCGTTACCCGTAAAATAGCAAAAGCCATAAAAGAAATGAAGCAAAACTGGGGCGATCATACTCCTTTAAAACTTGGCAATATCTATACCTGTAGAGATTGGGGATATGCCCCTGAATACGTAAAAGCTATGTGGCAGATACTTCAACAGGATAAACCAGAGGACTTTGTTATTGCAACCGGAGAAACCCATACAATAAAGGAATTTATCACAGAAGCATTTACTATTGCAGGGTATGATGTTTTCTGGCAGGGCGAAGGGTTAAATGAAAAACTTTTTGATAGAGATATGGACATTCCTTTAGTGGAAATAGACCCTGGGTTATTCCGACCCTGTGAAACGAAATTCCTTAAAGGTGATTATACGAAAGCAAATAAGACTTTTGGTTTTCAACCGAAAGTGACATTTAAAGAACTTGTAAAAATAATGATAGAAGGGGAATGAGTGATAAAATGAAAAAAGAATGTAGTATTATCGTAAGTAATAAAAATAGAATAGAACTTTTAAAACAGTGTTTAAAATCCATAGAGGAAAATACTAAAGATGTAAATTATAATCTTCATGTAATAGATGTGGGGTCTACTGATGGAAGCAGGGAGTATTTACAGGAATTATATGATAGTAAGAAAATTTATCGTTTAATCCTTGAAGATACCCCTTCTACTTACGCAGAAAGTAATAACAGAGAAATGAGGAAATGTAAAACCCCCTATATTTATCTATTAAACAATGACTGTCTTGTTCTTTCAGGATGGCTTCGTAATGCAATAGACTTTGCAAAAAGTGATAAGAAAATAGGTCATGTGGCATCACTTGTTTTATGGAATGAAAACAAGGTTCAATCACACGGGGCAAATATTTTAAAGAATGGTAATACTCATTGTTGTTATCAGGGATTAAATAAAGATGATGCGAGATTAAAAGAAATAAAAAATTACTCTTACGCCGGGCTTGGTTTATACCGGAATGATCTTCTCAAAAAAGTTGACTACATGCCTGAATATCCTTCAAAGATATACTGGAGTGACACGGGCTATGCGATGCGAGTATGGGAAGCAGGCTACGATGTTAGATATTGTCCAGACAGTCACGTTATACATACCCTCCATCCATCAGAAAGAACTTGTCATTCAGCAGATGTAAATCAAGGTAGAATTGCTTTCATGGAAGATTGGGGTAAATTCCTTGAGGAAAACAATGGTTTTACACCTGATTATCCGTTTACAGGAAAACGACCTTATCGAAACAGGAGTAAATAAATATGCCAGTATCTCATACTTATCAAATATCTTCAATAATGGAAAGTGTAATTTTATGCAATCCAAAATCTATTCTTGAGGTAGGAATAGGGTTTGGTAAGTATGGCGTTCTTTGCTATGAGAGATTAAATTTATGGTGGCATGGGTTAACTAAAGAAGATTACCAATTAAAAAAAGTAAGAATAGATGGAATAGAGATATACAAGCATTATCAAAACCCGATATATAAATTTGTTTACGATAGTGTTTTCTGGGGTAACGCTCTGGATTTTATGACAAAATTTAAAGATAAAAGTTACGATCTCATTCTTCTTATTGACGTACTTGAACATTTCAACAAGGAAGATGGTGTAAAACTTCTTAATGAGTGCAAGAGAGTATCAAAAAATATATTAATATCCACTCCAAAAGACATAGGAAACCAAAGTCAGCATTTTGGAAATGAAGCTGAATGTCATAAATTTCAGTGGACAAAGGAATTATATAATGAATTTTTACCTGAGAATAAAACATTTATAAATAATAGACACTCTATTATCCTTTTCTATGGTGAGAAATGGGAAATAGTGTATAATCAAAAATCTTTTACAGGAGAACAAAAATGAAAACAATTCTTTTGGTTGTAGAAAGTTTAGAACCCGGCAATCTTCACAGGGGACTTTATAATGGCTTTTTACAAAATAGTTTAATTGAGGGTAAAGAAATAAATATTATTCCTCTGATTTTTCCAAGAGATGTAAATTTCAAGTGGACTATATATGATGAAATGATATTGCATACCATTAAAAAATTTAAGATAGATTTTTTCGTTTCTATATGGGGAGAGCAAATATCCATAGAGACTTTAAAAGAACTTCAGAGAAAAGGCATAAAAACTATTACCTGGCAGATAGATGATCCTTTTATGCTTACAGAAAATTATGGAATTGAAACGAGAAAGAAGTTACCCTTTTATGATGTAATTTATACAACAAATAAGGCAAGCATTGAGAACCATTATAAGAATATGGGGTTATCTAATAAAGTTAATTTCCTTCCTTTCGGATATGACCCTATGTTTCATAAAAACTTGAATTTAGAGAAACAATATAATGTTTCCTTTGTTGGTTCTAACTTTCCTACCCGTCAAAAGTTGTATTTATCTAAATTCTCTTGTAATGTAAATACCTTTGGAATATTACCTAATAGCAGGATAACTCATTACAAGATGGTTGAAATTGTCAATCAATCAAAGATTAATTTGAATTTTGCAGATCAACCGGTGAATGGGGTAAGATGTCTTAAAAATAGAGTAATGGAAGTTCTTGGTTGTGAGCAATTTCTTTTGACTGAGATTTTCCCAGAACTTGAAGAAATGTTTAAACCCGGTGAGGATTTAGATTGTTTTTCCAGTGCTGAAGAGATGAATAGTAAAATAGATTTTTACTTAAAGAACACTTCTGCAAGAGAAAAAATAGCAAAATCCGGGGCAGAAAAAATAAGAAAATATCAATATAAAAATATAACCTCACAGATAATAAATAATATTCCTGTTCAAAAAAAAGAAAATAATATAAAAAAGATAACTAAGATATTGATAGTTTCTCACCACTTTGATTTACCTGTGGATAAGATACCCACAGGAGGGGTTCAGAGGCATATTCAGGCAATAACGAAGGAATTTGTAAAAAGGGGATATGAGGTTGAATGGTGTTACTTGCCAGAGGCAAAACGTGAGTTATCAAATTTTAATCCTGATATTGTTATTGCAAATGATTTTAGTAGTTTCGTTAATGATTGCCCTGTTCCACAGATTGTAATTTTTCACGGATATGAGGGAAATATCCCACCTTTACAACAGATAATAAAAAGGAGAAAAGAGGTCGAGAGTAAATGTAATGCCTCTATTTGTGTCGGTGAATATCTTAAAAAATGGTACAACCAAAACCCTGACAAGACAATATGGGGTGGAGTAGAGGAAGTTTCTATTGTTAATCCTCCAAGAAGAAACAATATTCTTTATCTTGGTAGATTAGACCCTGATCAATCAGCAGAGAAGATATTCAATTATTTAGGAGAGGCTCATAAAAAAGAAGGTATAAAATTTCATCTTTCGGTTTGTGGTTCTGGTAAACTTGAAAAGAAGATAAAAGAAATAGCAAAGAAATATAAACTAAATGCTACCTTTTACGGATTTGTAAAAAATCCTGATGAATACATAAAAAAAGCAGATATTGTAATTTGCTCTGGTTATCTCTCAATTCTTGAAAGTTTTATAAACAAAAGACCGGTTTTAACATTTTACGAGAATGAATTAAAAAAAGATTACCTTTCGTTGATGCCGGTTAATTTTTTACCTAATAATGTATCTTTAAGTAAAGTATTTAATTCTATTTCCCCTGAACATATAGAAGCAAATTATCAGTTTGCATTAAAAAATACCTGGTCGAAAGTAGCAGATGATTATGAGGAATTGTTTAAAAAATGTTTACCGGTAGAAAGAGAAGTTATTACCGAAAAACTACCGGAAGGAATAAAGAATTGCAGGATATGTAAATCAGATAACATTAAAGAGGTTTTAAATCTTGGTAATCTTTATTTATCCGGTATATTTCCTGCCCCCGGAGAAGAAATAAATAAATCTCCTCTGGTTCTTGTAAGGTGTTGTGAGTGTGGCCTTATTCAACTGAAACATACCTATAACCTTGAAGAAATGTATGGAAATAATTACGGCTATCATTCAAACTTAAACAGTTCAATGATACGTCATTTAAAAGAACTTGCTCTGTATATAGAAGAAAAGTATTCTATTTCCCCTAAAGAAATAATTATTGACATAGGAAGTAATGATGCCACTTTATTAAAGCAATTTAGTAGGGGAATTAAAATAGGGGTTGATCCTACTATAGAGAAATTTAAAGAGTATTACTCAGAAAATATACAGGGTTTTCCTGATTTCTTTCCATCTGAAAATCTTAATAAATTTCTCTCTGGTAGTAAAGTAAAAGTAATAACCTCTATTGCCTGTTTTTACGATTTAGAAGATCCTGTTTATTTTGCTCAAGAGATAGCAAAATTACTTTCCCGTGAAGGAATATGGGTAATGGAACAAAGTTATATGCCTTCTATGGTCAAGAACCTTGCTTACGATACGATATGTCATGAGCATATTGAGTATTATGGATTAAAGCAAATCAAGGATATAGCAGATAGGGCAGGATTGAAAATAATAGATGTAGATTTTAATGATACAAATGGAGGGAGTTTTAGAGTTACTTTATCACTCAATAATTCACCATATAAAGCCAACAGAGATCTTATTGACACAATCCTTTACTTTGAGGAAAATTTTAATACAGAAGAGACTTTTCAGGTATTTAAAAGTGATGTATATAATCACAGAGATAAAGTAAAAACATTCCTTGATGATTTAAAA